CAACAGAGTTATTAACAATATATTAGTTAACATCGGAATCCTCCTTTATAAACACTTCAACAAAATAGCCAGTAGCTAGCGGGTTGCTAGTCAAATTAACATATTTATTAGAATACAATATGATATCACCACCCAATTTAATTCTAGTGATATGACTAGGTAGTTTGTCATTATTAAGCTTTTCTTCTTTAGATTGGGGTATAGCTATATAATCACCTTGTTTTATGGATTCTCTCGCAATCTCCACAAGGTTTTTAAAATCAGCTGCATTTATTTCAGCCATTTCAGTTCTAACCATTTTGTACATCTTCCACCTCCACATTATCAGGATAATTCTCAGCTATTTCTTTCATTGATTTAACAATTAGATCCACTTGATTCTGTATAATTAAACTCTTAGCTTTAACTAAATGTGCAAATTCTCTAAGTTTGTTGTCCCAATCGTCCAACTCGTCTTGAAACTCATCTTTAATACTTTGTGAGATCACATTGTTTTTCAATTGTTCTTCTAAGTATGCTTTTCTATCGAATGCAAATGATTGCACTAACTCCTCAGGGCTATGGAAATCTACTCTTAATAATGCGTTCTCTTCACTTACATTGAACTCTCGATATAATTCATCGATATGTTTTAAAGATTGACCTAGAGCCGATACAGCTGCACATACTATATCTGTACCTTTTTCTGAGTACCCTGCGTGTCCTTGTATTTGTATAAATTGTGGTCCTATTGTTACTTTAGTCATTGTTATTCTCCTTTTCTTCTTTACTTTTATCATTAGTCCAATCGCAATCGCCGAATTCGGATGCTACAACATACGCTCCGTAACATATAGCATACATATTGCGACTTTTACATTTTGGGCATACCATTGGTTGATTGCTCATTCCTATCATATCACCCTCTCCTTTTCTTACGTCAAGACTCAATTAAGAATCTTATTCTACTATTTCTATTATCATTCCTAATACCATCTCCCTTTATATAAAAGGAAAGCCCCTCACACTATGCAAGGGGCAACTGATTCCATTAGAGATAAATTCGAAGCTGACGCCCAGAATCGAACTAGACTTCTCACCAGAGTAAAGAGGAATCGAACCTCGCCTTAAACCATAGGCTATGAGCGGAATCGAACCGCTTCACCGCACCAACGTATCAACTTATTCATCTGTACCTCTATTATACCCCTATTAATTAATAATATCAAGCTACCAATCTATATAGTTACCCGACTCTTGCATTCTATCATTATCTTGTAATGCATGAGGTAACGTTTGCTTTTTAACTTCAACTTCTTCTATCTTAGTTGCTTGCTGCCCTCTTATTTGATTTAATCCAGCTTCGCATATCAACAAATCGTCATGCTCGCCACTCATTGCGTCCGGTCTACCATTCTTATCGTATACAAAGGTTAACATTTCATGCAATGATCTTACATCTTTAATCAAATACAGATAGTTATTAACTACATCTACCATTCCATCTATCATCAATGGTCTTGTTATACCATCTGTTTTCCACCCGAACTTACGTTGTACATCGCCCGATATTGAGTCTTTCTTTTCTCTCATGTATTGATTAGGATAGTTTAATCTTTCTAATTCTTCTAAAGGCGCAGTGTTAAAGTTCATTTCCACGGCTAACAGAGCATCGTGATAGTATCTACCCAAACAATATAATTGCCACGTAAAAGGTTTAGAGTTATCCATTTGCATATGAATAGATGCTTTTCTTTCCTGTGTGACGTTATCCATCAAGCTAGAAGCAAAGTAGTCTTTACCCTCTCCTTTAGTATCACCGAAAGCTGAGTAAGGCCTACCAGGTTCCGGTTGATCGAATATTCTAATCCAATTCTTTTGTTTATCATGCACAAACTCTATAGAGGAATCTACAATATAATCTCTTGTATCTGCATTATTCCATTTAAACTTAAAATAACCCTCTCTATACATTTGGTTTTCATCTAAGTATTTAATACGTTTCATTATCTTTTCATTATCAAATACAGGAGTTCCTGAGAATATAAACGCTTCTTCAGGTGTTGTAGGGTTCTCTTGCTTCATTTGGTTCAAGTCTCCGTTACAAGAGTTCTTCTTTTTCCACCTCCACCAAGCTACACGTTCGATAGACAAGTTTAGATCATAATACAACCACCTTTCATATTCCACCATAGATTGTATAAAGTAATCTTTATCGTTGACAGACTTAGTATACTCTTCATGTTCATACCACGGTAAAAACAAAGGATAAAAAGCAGATTCACCTTTAACTGCTTTGTCCCATTCGGTTTTAAAGTCATTCATACCATTAGCAGTAGATTCTATTATAACCCATGTATCTAAGGCATCAGGAACTGATTGAAGTATACCAGTCAATTGTTTATCAGGACTGTTAGTATCAGATCCTTCCCAAAATGCAAATTCTGACAGGTGAACATAATGGAACGTATCAGAACGTCCTATACCTGACTTACCTGCAGTTTGTACCTTTACCTTAGAGTTAATACCTTTTCTATTGCCTTTGTAGTGTGTAGGCTCATTAAATATTAATTCTGTACCGTTTGAAGCTTGCTGCAGTGGTTTTACATCATCATCTAAGTTATTATAAAAATATTTAGTCTTAGCAAACAACGCTTGTGTAGAATCCGATCTATGAGCAACTACTAAACCATTCCTATTTTCTTTGGTAGAGGTATTATAAACCATTCTACCCTCTGTATCAGTAGACAAGCCCATTTGTCTCGACTTGAGTATGATTACTCTTGGCGGTTTCCCCTTGTCTCTTAAGTCTTGCATAACTTTTTCTAGTTTCTTTTGAACGTGATTTTGTTCTAACTTAACTTTGTTACCTTCTTTGTCAGTTATCCAAAGATGTTCAGCAGAAAAAAGATGATAATCGTTTAAGATCTCATCTCGTCTCTCTTCTTCTAACAATCTTAAAAGTTCTATTTCTTCTTTATCAGTTAACATATATTTACCTCGGTGTTTCTTCGGTGGAGAAACCGCACTAAACAGTTGCAATTGCTTACTTCTTATTTTTGTATAATAACTCTTTGATCCTAGCTTTTCTTTGTTCAGGTGTTAATACTTCCTCGTTTAAGTTATGATTAACGTTTTTGTTTTCAGATTCAACATATTGTTTCGACCTAAATTGATCAGGACGTCTATTATTCAGCCATGCCATTATAGCAGCTGTATCGGGTTGATGCTTCTCTATATACTCAACTTTGACCGGTTCACCTTGAAATTGGAATATCTTAACAGCTTCTTCCTCATAGCCTGTAGCCTTCTTATACAGTGAGTTAGCCACGTTCATATCAGCTTCTATTTTACCTTTTTTAATGGACTCTAAGAATTGAGGTTCAGCTTTCTTCCAATTGTTGATAGTTGCTTCGCAAACATTGAAAAAATCAGCGATTTCCTTATCCGTAGCACCTAGCTTACAAAGCTTAGTTACTTGTTCATTATACTCTTCTTTATACTTTGTTGGTTGACCTGCCATCAGCTCACCTCCTCTACTCTATTATATCATATATCTGTATAAAGTTAAAAAGAGGGGTTTAATCCTCTTTGATCTTGTGTTCTATATTCATAGACCAACTATAATCTATTCGTTTGCCGGCCCAATGCCGTTTGATTTGCTGACTCTATTGTCTTTCACAAACTCTATAATCGTTCTAGTGTCTGATCCTTGTTCTTCAGTTTGAAAATAAGCAATACTTAAATTGTGTTCTTCTGCAAGTGTTGTTAACTCTTTAATCAATTTATTCATAGTTCCCTAACCTTTCTACACTGCTCTTAAGCATATGTATTTTACGTCATCACCCAATTCCGATATTTTTCTAAATCCGACTCCTGTTTTAATAAATACAATACTTTCGTGCTCTCCGCAATAATCTTTAAAGTCTTTGCCTAATACAGTGGTCTTACCTCCTGGCATTTTCTTTAGTTTCTCTACATTTCCGTCTAGATGTTCAATATTGACATATACTACTCTATTCATAATCTAGTAACCTTTCTCACCTCTCCTGACGATGCTGTTCTATAAAACTCTTGAAGCTTGGTTTCTAATACTTGTCTGCTTTTAATAACATTAGGTACATTTTCTGAATACGCTTTAATTACATTAAACACAGGCTTTGGCATCCATGTATCTCTGTACCCTAAGAACCTAAATCCGTTTATTACTAGCGGTACAAATCTTTTAGTTACAGTTCTACCCTTTTTAGTTTTCATTGTTCACCCCTCTCTTTATTCTACCATAAATTCGCCTTAAAGTCTAGTATTTGCAACGGTTACACTAGTATAAATACCGCCATTTACCCTTGCATTTATCATACAAATGCCCTTTATACCATACCACTTTATCAGTACCCTCTGCTATCTTTTTCCCTGGTTTTTTGTAATCGCTCGTTTTCATACTCCTCTTCCTCCAATTTGCATAATACAATCCAACCTGTGTATAGTAATACAACTGTTATTAATAAGCTAATAGACATAACCACCCTCCTACTTCTCAGGCATAGTGTAGATAGCGCCTTTTCTCATTTCTTTGTAAGCATTTAACTTATCCTGTTTATTTGTAAAATCGTTAACTCTGAAATCTAAATTATTTAAAACATAACATTCTCTAATATGATTCTCTATCTCTTCCATAACTTCCTTTGCTCGTTCTTCTGATTCGTAAGTGCCTAAACGAATCCAAGCAAAGTCAGGATTTTCCAAACTATTTGCATAAATTTTTTCGTCTTCAATCGAAATATAATAAGGTGTATTAATTGGTATTATATTCCCATACTGACTCTTAATAATTACCATGCTCCCTCCAATTCTTCTACGTGTACTACACTCACTCTACCATCATCTGCAGATGTTAACTCTAATGCTGATAGAGAACACTTTTTATAAAATCGATCTGTTATAGTGTAACTGTTACCTGCTTGGTCTGTTATAGTAGTTCCTATATCATACATTTTGCAGCTCCTTTCTGTACGCTTTCATTAACGCTTTTAAATCTTCTTCGTCAACAGGATAATCCTCATCCATATCACCATTCCATACAAAATCAAAACTTGTTTTTATAGCCCATTCAAAAGCCTCACCTAACTCAGCATACTCATCTGATTCGCATTGTTTAAATTGAGCAAAATCAACGTAACAACTGACTAATTCTGCAACGTTTTCCATTTCGTCAAGTTCTTCGTTAAATTCTTTCAGGTTATCAGACTTTCTATAAATATCAAACGCCATATCTTGTATTGCGTTTTCTAATTCCCTTGAATGTTTCTCAAGTTCCTCAACTCTCTCTTTAAGCTTAACATTCTCTTTATGAGATTCTATGAGTTGGTCAAGTTCTTGTTTTGCTTCAAATATTTCAATTTCTGAATCACCATCTGTTACTAGATCTATAATAAACTTTATTGCTTTATCACCTAATTGTTTACTCATACCCCACCTCTTCCTCTAAGTACTGAAGATATTGCTCAACTATGTATTTATTAAGCATATATTCTTCAGGAGTTTGTTTATCATAATTGTTATCTTTAAGCCATTGTTTAAATTTAGGACTTGCAGTTTTCATTTTCGCACTTCCTTTTCTTCAAGAGGACAATTGTCAGGTCTTGTAATGTCGCTGCATTCAATTCCTATTTCACCATCTTCGTCAAACCCGCACACGACATTGCCAAACGTACTTATATATCTAATCTGGCATTCTTCGCAATGCATAATCCTTTTCTTAGGTTTAAAACTATACTCGTAATTCATACTACCCTCTCAATCTATTTCTAGCACAAACCTTAACAGGTCTGATATACTGTGTTGTTAATACCCTATCATGTTTTTTATACACTATTTTAGTAGCCTTGTATTTGATTTGATTGTAGCTTTTACAAATCAATTTATCCAGCCGATCATAATAATATATTAAATCATATAAGCTTACTCCCCACAAAGATTAATCACCTACCTTTCTATTATCTGTTTTCATACTTCCTCCTAATCAGCATCAAAATACATTTCAAATGTTTTCCCACATTCTTCGCATTCTATCTCGTAAGTTTCCCCGCATTCTTCTTTATCTACTTCGCACCATTCTTCGCCACAATAAGGACATTTAATATTTGTGCAAGTTTGGTAAATTTCGATATCGGAATAATATCTGTATATCTTTTTCATACCTACCTCCTAATCCATGCAGCTTCTTCTAATTTTGCCACAATCGACTTTGTATCGTTCTCTGAGAGCCCATGTCGCTCTACCGCCAGGGTCTGATTCGCAGCGCTCCCAAGAAGAAACGGCTGATGCTGTAAAACCTATATTATCTCCATATTCTTTTTGAGTAAGACCTCTTGATTTTCTATCTTCTCTTATAGCTTTAGCTAATTTTAAAAACATATTACCTCCTATCTAAATCTTTCGTTCAAGTCAACCTATGGCGTTTGTTAACATTCTTCAAACCTTTGAGTTCCGCCGTACCACTTCATTCTAAAATTACCTGTTTCTCCATCCCTGTTCTTTGCAACGGATATATCAGCATCATGAGTATTAACATAATCTCTTTCGTTTTTATGCCAATAGTCAGGTCTGTTGAGAAATAATATCACATCTCCATCTTGTTCTAAAGATCCGGTTTCTTTTAAATCTGACATAATAGGCATTCTTTCACCTATCGGTCTGTGTTCTAAACTTCTGCTTAATTGACATAAACATATAACGGGGATATTTAACTCTTTAGCCATTTCTTTTAGCAACTGCGAGTCATATGATCTCTTTTCGTAGGTAGTGCCGCTTATAGTCGGTTTCAACAAATGAAAATGATCAATTATCAAAACGTCAAGCCCATGTAATTTTTTATGCCTTTTCGCTTTTCTTAGTATATCGCCTACCTTTTGACTACCCTTGTCTGATATAGCGATATTTTGCTCGAATAGTTTTGCTGATGCATTTGTCAATCTTTTAATACTATCAGAATCTAATCGCCTATCTTTAATAATTTTCAAATGCACCCTTGATTGGTTAACTAACATTCTTCTCACAATCTTTGCGTTTTGCATTTCTAAACTAAATATTGCAACGCTTTTGTTTTGTGCTGCTATATTCAACGCTATTTGATTTGATAAAGCTGATTTACCCATTGAAGGTCTAGCACCTATGTAAATAAGATCTCCTTTTTTAAGCCCGTTTGCATACAAGTCAATCCCCTTCATTCTTGTCATAAGTCCAGGATCTATCTTTCCGTCATTATATTTTTCTATGGCGTCAACTTCATCTATGACGATATCTTTAATCATTACAAGTTCGCCATCGTCATACTGGTTGAAATCGTTTGACTGTTTAAACAAGTCTGTACTGTCAACCCCATTATATGCATTGTTCATAATTTCTTGTGCTAATAATATCTGCTTTCTTAAAAGAGACTTTTGTATGACAACTTCTTCAAAAGATTTATAATCAGCCGATGAATAAGCAAGCGTTGTGCAATCGTTAATATAAACCAAATCTATGTTTGTAGCTTCTTGGATAGTAATTAAATTTGATTTATTACCTAACTTACTTAGAGCTTCAAATATTCTGTAGTTTGTCTCTAAATAAAAATCTTCTTTATTCACCCTAAAATCAGATAAAACAGTGCAATCATTTATAGCGTGACCTATGAGAGCCATTTCAGCACGTTTGTTATAAGGTAGTTCCATCTGCGTATTCAATAGTCTCCTCCGATAAATCTTTAAACTGTAAGTTTCCATCGCTTTGTTGTTTCTGTTCTTCTTGGTAGTTTGAATCTAAATAATCAACATATCCGCTATTAAAGAAAGTAGAACCATTCTGATATTTAAGCCAATCGTTTGAATCAACATACTTAACATACCTGTCTAAGCATCTTTTAAATTCATCACCTAGCTTGTATATCTTTTTCTTCTTACTTTCTGATATTTTACCCTTACCCTTTTTGCTAGGATACAACTTCCAACATTCTTCAAAAAACACTATATATTCATTCTTTACATTCTTTACATTCTTGTCTGTGTTAGATTGTTGTTCATTTGTTGTTATTTTGTTGTTAGATTGTTGTTCAGTTTGTTGTTCGCCTTGTTGGTAGAACTCCCAATTTGCAACAGTTATAACAGAAAATTTGTTGTTCGATTTCACTTCGATTTTCTCTCGTTTTTCAAACGTTTTCATCAACCGATAAACCTTGCTTTCGTCCATGCTTAATTCGCTAGCTGCTTTCTTTCTTCCGAACACAAACTGACCTTTGCTTAGTTGTATTTCTTGCAATCCTACATTAGCAATTCTAGATTTGTGGCTAGCTTTGCACAAACACCAAATCCAAAATTTTAACCGGTCAGGATTTTGAAAAACAAAGCTATCGGTTACACCCCTATGTAACTTAAACCAACCTTGATCGCTCATTACTTTTCCTTTCCTAATAGGTGATCAACAGATACTTCTAAAACCTCCGACATCCTAAGTAATGTTTCTATTGACGGCCACTGTGTCCCTGTCTCGTATCTACTTATAGAAAATGCTTGTACGTTTACCAGTTCTGCTAATTCTGATTGACTTAAACCTTTTTTTATTCTTGCTATTTTTAAATTTAACAATTCGTTTTCACCACCTTTCAATTTATTATACTACTTTTAAAGTATAATGTCAACAATAAAAAAGAGGTTTTTACACCTCTTCTACTTTCTTTCTATAAAACATATAACCCTTTTCGAATAACGTTGATCTCCTACCGTTTAAATGATCGTATATATAACTGGGTACGATTCCTAGATAATCACCTAGTAATTTAGCAGTTAAAAACGAATCTACAAATTCACCGTTATAGTACAGGAGTATTGGTTGATATTTAGCATCGTAGGGTAGGTCTTTCTGTTCTGTACACTCCTGAGCAAATTCTAGTTTTTCTATTAACCTGGTGATTTTAGTTCTCTTTCTTAATTGTTCTAAAGTCATAGTACCTCCTTATATCCTTCTCCGTATACTTCGATATACTTCTTTTTTACACTAACCATATGCAACCCACATTTGACATAACCTTGCTTGTTAACCTTTAATATCTTCTCAGGAACATTACGCTTTGACGTGCCGACATAATGGCTTCTAGCATGAGATTTAACCTCACAGGTTTCTTTGCATATAGAGTAGTTCGGAAGAAATTCAACCCATGTTTTATTCATAGTATCACCTCTCACAATTATAGTTTACTTCGCTTACATAACATCTATAATGTAGACACCATAGTTTGCCGTTTTTCTTGATGCAGCTGCATTGCTTGTATATTGATTTTTTACAGATCATTCTATCACCTCAAACCTTTCTAATATAGAATATACAATTTTTCTTGCATCTTCTGGTAATTGTTCGATTTTGCTACCTAATGATGCTTGACTAGTCAGCCGAGCAAAATCATCAGGTTTTAAATCTATCGTTCTAATAACTGGATTGTGCTTTATTTCATTAGCTTCGCAGGCATAACAGATTTTTCTATTGCCATGCAAGTGCTCTATAGAACTCTGACATATCTTGCATCTTCTCATATTACCTCCTAGAATAGTGATAGTTGTTCGTGTTCTAAATCGTAATTTTCCAAAACCACTATCATTGTTCTGAATGGAGCAGTATTGTTAGAACCCTCAAATTTCAACCTACCTTTTATAAATCTAAATTCAACACCTTTTTTTAGATTTCCATGTAGTTTGATCATATAAAAATTTATGAAAATATATTGTATCAGTTCTTGCCGGAATAAGCATAACTACTTTCGTATTCGGTTTAGAAGCTTCTATACAACATTTTTCTATCCATATAGGAAGATCTTTACCATAAGGTGGATTACAAAATACTATTTCATTTTCCCAAGATTGCATTAAACCGTTTTCTTTTTCTGTGTAATATTTCACGCACTTCGCGGTATGTTTTTCGCAACAAGGATCTAACGTGAAATTAAATTCTTTATTTAATTTGTTAAAAAATTCAATAGGTGTGCCCCATTTGTTATTATTGCTCATAAATATTGCTTTTTTCATCAATACACCACCCTCTCTAAATTTAAAATTGCATCCCATATCTCATTAAATATAAATTCAAGAGATTGCTGAGACATTTGATCGTTATCAATCTTTTGATTCTGTAATTCTATTTTATTTGCATCAACTTGCTGAGATAATTCAGCTAATTCTTTCTTAACCTGAGTAATCTGTAATTGCAAATCGATTAATTTTAAAGATTGAGTTAAATTTTCAGCTGCTATAGTTTCGTAATTAGGCTTGTATAGCTGAAATTTAGATTCTAACGTGTTTAATCTATTAGCGTGTACAATTAATGCAATTGGTGAAGTTATAATTGCTATAGCCAATATCATTGCTACCATGTGCATATATGGTTTATCTTTTGGGTTGAATAAATTTTTAAGCATTTAACAACCTCCATTTACACGTCATATTTGCATTTTTTTCATCAGCTGCAGATTGTTCTTCTGATAAAAATTTATAAAATTCTGATTCAATAACAACTTTTGTTGTATTAACTTCTAAAAGAAGTTCTTCTTTATTTCTTCGATGGATCAATTTTACAATAGTTGTTCTTTTACTATGGATATTTTTCTTATTGGTAATGCCATAGTGTTTTTTAATAAACTCATTTAATTCAATGTAACCTGGTTTAAACATAAATCCTCCTTTTGCTTTCCTATATCCTAATAACAATATAACATGACGCAACGTGCGTTACAACGCAAAATATTTTGCACCTTAGAATAAAAAAAGAACCCGTTAAGGTTCTATAATATCATCTAATGTAATTTGACCGTTTTTTAATGCCTGAGCTTCTTCTTTTAATATAAAAAGACTCTCTAATGCTTGTTTCGCAGTTTTGATCTGCAAATTATAATATTTAATTGCAATTTCTATTTCTGCAGGCTTCATAGGACTTCCTTTACTGCTTCTAGTAATGCGCTTGATAGTTCAATATTTTTATACTCTTTTGAGTATTCCGGCGTTTCTCCACATTCTACAACCCACCATCCATAATCTCTGTTTTCTGATTCGTCATTATAAATAGAAACCAAAGAGCATTTACATCTTATTATCTCAATCAGCTTGCCTATTGTAAATAATTCAAACTCAGTTCCAAATCTTATTCGCGTTAAATCTTTTCTGCCAATTAAAGCAAGAAGTTTGTTTTGAGTTTCTTCCGATAGTTCTTCAAACTGGTTAAAACTTATATGTTGTTTCATAAAACCTCCTTCAACCATTCCATATCATAAATACGGATGCCTATTTTTCTACAATCTTTTAAATTCATGCTTACTTTTTTAACACTAGAAGCCCACATAACAAAATCAAATTTCTTAATCATGTACATTTCGGGTTTTTCTATCTTTGTATGAGGACGCCATTTTATTACCAGATAATCCATGGATTTAATTTGATGATATTTTAAATTAACTTCATGGGTAATTTTATTAAATACATCAAACTTTAAAGGATTATCATCCCACATAGTTTTAAGTTCTATAAATATGCTTTTATCGTTTATAAAGCACTCTATATCGCACTTCTTATCTTTCTTTCTACGTTTGCTTGAAGAAAGCGTTTCTTCTTTTCTGTAAGGAATACCAGCGTTATCAAACATAATAAATGATTCTTCTTCAAAAGCAGCGCCATGAGAAGCGCCACTTTTCCATTTTTTATTTTTACTCATACCAACCTACTGATTTTATAATTTCAAGATCAAAATTATTTAAAACAAAAATTATTATTAATTCTGTTCTATTGCTGTAAGCGTAAATATTTGCCCAGTCATTTTGAGAAAAATCAACATCTAAGAACTCGTTAACTTTATTTCTAAATTCTTTTCGTGCTTTCTCAGATAATCCGCCTTTGCAACAATCCCTTGATAAAGCTTGTATAACTTTAACTTTAAAGTCAAAATCATTTTCTAAATCTTCTAATCTCATGTAAATGTTGTGCTTGCGATGCAAAATCAATTCGTTTCTCATATTGATAAAACACCCAGGAAAACCACGATAACATTTGTCTAAAGATTCTCTGATACATTCATTGTTCCAACCAGCCATCTAATCAACCTCCAAACTCAAACTAATTCCATTTCGATAAACTTTATCTACAACCAAAGGTTTACCAACTGTAACTATAGAAATTCCGTTTGAATGTTCTTTTATTCTAACAATATCACCTGATTCAGTTGTTATTGTGAGTCTACCGTTTTTAGGATTTATTTTTGTGTTTAACATTACTCACGCAACCTTTCTTCAAATTCTTCCAAACTAATTGGACCAGTTAATTTTTTAGTGCTTAAACAATATGCGCATTCGCCACATCTTCTAGGTTTAACTTTACCAGTTTTAACATCTTGTAAATGACCAATCTTAATTGCTACTTCTTGAAGTTTCTCTTCAAACCAATCAGCATTGTTAACATTACCCATGTAAATTACTTCATGATCGGGCTGCGGTTTCTTGTCAACAACAATAACATACACGTCTAAATGTTTACCAGTGTTTTGATAAACAATTTCTTCGTAAATCGCAAACTGAAGCTTGTAATCAAATGCATCAATGAAAGAACATTTTTTACCGTTGATATATGTTAACTTACCAATTTTATCAGTAGTTTTTAAATCTGCAAAATAACCACGTTCTAAGTCTATAAAGTCCAGCATAACTTTAAACTCAACACCAGCAATCTCGCCAGTAAAAATAACTTCATGCTCACAATTTTTCATATCTGTAACTAACTCAGATTTTCTAAGAGTTTCAACCATAAGGTCGGCACGCTCAAAATCAGCTCTTAATTTACCTGATTTAGTGTAAATTTTATCATAATTATCATTAACAAACTCTTGGAATGCTTCAGACCCTTCTAACCAACTATGAACATAATGACCAATTAAAAATGCTTTTTTCTCAGGCTTTTCATATTTACCATTTACAACCGCTATTTCTCTAGCTTCGCAACCACCTTCGATTAAATTGCCAAATACTTCAATGCCCTCATGCTCCATATCGTAAGCTTTAAATGATGATGATCCAAAATATTTCGATTCAGCTTCTTTGCTAAAATAGTTCTTTGATGTTAATTCCATAATTAATTTCCCTCCGTTTCAAATGGTAAACCCTCTGTATCTTCGTCTATTGGTTTAAATTGATCTTGCTGTTGTTCTTGTTTAAGTTCTTCAGCAACCTCTGTATATTCCGCATCTACAACAGGATCTTCTTTTTTAACAAAAGTATTAGGAACTTCTGTATTTTTCTTTTCTTCTTCAAATTGCATACCAGCTGATCTGTCAAATTCTTTTGATTGTTCAACGGAATCAAATTCTTTTGATATATGCTTTGTCAACCTTCTTAATACAGTTTTCTTATATGCTTCTCCAGAAGTCTTAGTCCACATTAAAGAATTTTTAGATTTACTAAAGTTGTTTCTAATTTCTTCTATTTCTTTCTTTGACATTGTTTCGTATTCCATGCCGCCGTCTTGGTAAAGAACAACTGCAAAAGCTCCAAGAATAGCACCATCATTAAAAGGTTTAGGTGTAAAGTTAACAACTTGCTCACCATTAACAATAATTTCTTCAAATTCGTCATTTTCTCTAACTAATTTAGCGTATATGTCTTTAATAGGTCTTACAGAGTATTTTCTAACTAACTTTATTTCGCCTTTATAATCTGTTTGAAATTGAAGATCGTTTCCATACGGAATTGCATAACATTCTTTCATAAAAAAATCTAATCCTAAAAAAGCGCCTTTTAATAAAGTTCTTGCAACACTAAGCGGTTGACATTTTTCTATATTTTTTGTATCTGTAAGAACCGTCATACAATTTTGAATAAATCTTGTTTCATTAAAACCTTTGGGCATTGCGTTCTTTTTAGCTTCAATTAATTTATTTAAATTGTTAGCCGTTGTTTGTAACATTAAATCTTTTTGCGTTTGTTGATTACTCATTTTCTTGATCCTCCTCATGTTTTTGAATAGTAATAATTCCTTTTTCTGCATTCATTATAACTTTATCGCCAAGTTTTAACCCAGCTACTTGTAAAAATGCTGGATGAATAGAAACACCCATGCTTGAATTACTTATTTTTTTAACTTTCAATTACTTCACCTCCTGATATAAATATATATCAAAATATATATAATGTCAATATAAATATAGATATTTGTATAAATAAAAAAGAGCCGTTAGGCCCTTAATTTTATAATGAGTTTGAATAAACTACTTCACCAGTTTCGGTATCAGCAGGCATTGTAATAAATGCTTGAATATCATTAGACTCGCAGAAGTCTACAACTTTCTTTTGATTATTAGGATCAAGTTTTTCAAATCTATCAAGACACATAACTCTCAAATCTCCCATTTGATAATGAGCAATTCTTAAAGCTGTATCAAGTTTCTCACCATCTGAAAGACCATCTAACAAAGTACCGTTAATTCTGATCAAACCGTTTTCATCTACTGCAATACCATCTACAGGTAATTGATATTGTTGCAATAAAATTGATGGCATTTTTCTAGCAGTTTCAATAACTTCGGTTAATTCAGAAGAATAACGAGATTTTTCAGCAACTTTAACTTCCATAATATCTTTGTATCTGTCCCATTCTCTAAGATGAGAACGCATATTGTCGGCATTGGTTGCTTTGTCTTTAAGCGGTTCAATTTCAATAGTTTCAGTTTTAGAAAGATATTCATCCCATTTAGAAAATAATTCTTTCTCATGATTAAT